TAAGTTAAAAATCCTTCATCAAATACTTTAGTTTTTGTATCTTTAGTTTCTCCAGTCCATACTGTTTCCCAAGCTCCCCAAATTACAGGACTAAAACCAGTTTGCTTATCTAAATCTCCAATAGAAATTTGGGATTTAGTTTCTGTTAAGTTTCCTTGAATTTGGGTTACATTTGCTTGTATTCTTACTTGATCAACCCAAACATCTGAAGATGGATAGAGTTGAATTGTTCCACCATAAAATGGAGATCTATATGATGCAACTGGTTCTACCCTAGTTGAATATGGTTGTCTTATTGCCTCTACTTCATCAAAATCTAAAGTTACTATTTGACCAGATTTTCTAATATTATTTGATATTAAATCTTCTACTGCTGAAATATCCACATTTGGATTTACTGTAGATCCAATACCTACTAAAGACTTTGATCCTATGATAAGATCCAATGAAGTAGTAAATGGCGCAGGTCTAAGTTCAGAATTTTTTACATCTATACTATTTTTAACATATGTAACTTTTCTTTGAGAAGTTGTAGATTTAAAGTCATCTACGAAGAATCCAGATTTAAATCTATTCAAACCATTTGCATCCTGAATCTGCAAACTTGATGTGTCACTTTCTAATAATGTCAATGATGTATAGTACTCAAGATTTTTAATTCTATTTTCAAGAGTCCTTATATCGGACATTCTATATCTTTTATGTTCAGTTAAATTAATTGTTGCGTCATTTACATTGCAAAGATATGGTGGGAGAGTTATAGTTGCTATTTCTAAACCACTATCAACGGACACTGGTGGATTTGGAATATCTGCGGATTCTCCATTTCTTAACTGAAGTTTTCCTTCTTTTGTAATGAAAATTTTATCAATTCTTGGTAAGTAGTATGAAAATCCAAGACTTATTGCTTCATCAGAAGCTAAAACTTTGTTTGAAGATGAATAATTGAACGTTCTACCAAAGAATTCAAATGGGGAATATGTGGAAGTAGTAACTTGTATATTGGATACTCTAGGTCTTATATCAATTAAATCACTAACTCGGATTCCGTTTATGCTGGGAATATCACAATAATCGAATTGACCATAAGAATTTACGGTTAAAATGTCTCCAGTATCAGAATTTGGTATTGAAGCGGACTCTAAAATAATTTTTATTTTTCTAGTTGGAGATCTAAATTCTCGTCTTCTTACAAGTTTAGAATAATCATAAATTGTATCTTTTTGTCCATTATCAAGAACAAAATTTGATGTGATATTTCTGTCTCCAGGAATAAATTCAGAAATAAATGCAGTTATTCCAGACTCTTCAAATTTAATTTGCTCTCCAATTTCAAATGATTTACCATTTAAACTAGTAAAAGTTATTTGAGAGTCATTAACTCTTTCACAATAAATTGCAATTGAATTACTACTTTGTCCTATTATTTTTTCTCCTATAAACAAATCTATAGTTTTTGATGTTGGTCCAGTTAATCCAGAAATAGTAATTCTTGGTAAAATTGGATCAGATGTTGAATTTGATTCATATATACCATAAATTCTTATTACATCTGGTCTAAGCAAACAAATTTCTTCATCCTGGACTCTAGTTCCATAAGGATAGTTCCCAAAAGTTAATCCGTCATTGGATGTTTGGGTTCCTATTCCAGAATATTCATAACTAGATTTATCTACAACAATAGATTCGATTCTATTTCTTGTCTTTACTTTTGATTCTACCTTACTATCAACTAAAGTTGCAATAAGTTTCCCAGTTCCAGAAGTAGTTTGAAGACCTCTTATTGTAAGTTCAGTGGAACCATTGGAAAATACTAATCTATCTTCAGTTAATACTTCTATTGTTCCGTTAATTGATAAAGAATATCTTTCTTCATCGAAAGGCAAGAACGTCTCTCCATCACCAGCAATTATTGTTTGAGTTGAATTTGATGTAATAGTAACATCAAATTGCTTTCGTATTGTAAGTAATGATCCACTTAAATCAACTGAAGATACATATTTTTTTGGTAAAGTTGTATATAATGTATTATCCGTAGATCTCTGCAATCCAGATTTTAAAATTTTAAAATCGCTAACATTAATTGAACTTGTTGGTAAAGCACCAGAACACACTCCAGATACAGTTGTTATACCAGAAATTGTAAGTGAGGTTGGATTTACTTGATTTATTACAGAATAAGTAATATCCGAAAATCCTGGATTGCTATAGGAAATGATATCTCCAACAGAAGCAATTTCTGCAAATTTCACTCCAGGTGCAGTTACAGTGCTAATACCAGAAACTGCTGCGGTAATATTGGCATAACTTCCAGAATATACTGCTCTTTGTTTTATGTCTGCAGTAAAAGTAAATCCAATTCCAGCAACAGAAGCATGAACTGATTTAACGTTTTCAAGTCCATACTCAGTTACTGCTATAGAAACTCTTGTATTTTCTATTCCATCAAATATAAATCTCTCGCCATTAGCAAATTTTCCTTTAGTATTATAAAGAGTAATTGTTGGTGAATTAGTTACATCATATCTTATAAATCCAGTTGATCCACTAGACTTACCTTTAACTTGAGTTGGTCTTGTTAAAGTAATTGGTTCATTAAGTGTAATTTCTGTATAGGTTTGAATATCATATAGTGATAAATCCCACTCATTTGAATTAGGAGTAGATGATTCATATGATCCACTTTCAAGAGCAAAATCATATACTCTGGCAACTCCAATTTCCTTTCCCGAAAGTGCTAAAGAAGTACCAACTCTAGAATCTCTCAAACTAATGTAATAAGAAGTTGTTATTCCCAAAATGGGATTTCCACTTACTCTATTTACAGTAAATGTTGGACCAGTGACATAATTAACTCCCTGAGATTCTAAAGTATTAACATTTCTTGGTTTTTCAAAGTCTAAAAATGTAGGGCTTATTGTTTCTACTGAAAATCCCTGAACTATTGCTTTTAATGCAGATACTTGATAAATTCCAAGATTATCTGCTGGAGTATTACTATTATAAGTTATTTGACCTTCTGCAAATACTCCTTCATTACCCATAAAGTCATTTAACGACTCATTTAAAGTAATAATTGGGGGTTTAACATAATAATCTCCAGATTCTTCGTAAGTTCTTCTAGCGAACTCTTTTGCTATTTCGCTATATCTTGGATCATTTCTTATAGATACTAAAACACCTTGTCTTACTTGTACTAATTCTACAAAATCTAATGGGTTATCTGCCTCTAATGGGATTTTATTCAAAACTGCATTTATTTGCAATCTATCTGCGCCTGGGGCAGCATAATTTTGATACCCTTGGGCATTATCAAGTAAATCTGGATCCTGTTCTGAAGTTACAATACTTTCAAATAATTGTAATCCAACTTTATAACTTCCATTATTAGCATATTGATCTAATAAAATAGTGTCATCATTTACATAAACAAAGTGACCTCGTAGATAATATACACCCTCATTAATAGATACTGCAGATCCAGTTGCATTGCAATTAGTCTGATCTGTTATTGCAAATCCTTCATTTGGTCTAAGAACTATTGTAGAATTTTCTAATGTATTTTCTTCTTCTAGTCCAGATTCTAAAATTAAAACTTCACCATTTATAAATCCATCATATTTACTATCAACATAATCAGAACTCAAAAAGTTTATATAAAGAGTATTTAATCCTCTTTCCGAATTAGTAAAATCCAAAACTGCATCGATTTTTGCACGTATTCCGGAAGATTGCCCTCTAATAGTTTTTCCGATCAAATATGGCAAATAACTTATTACAGGAATTCCAAGATAAACATCTTGTATAGTAACTGCTTGATATCTATCGAGGAAATTTATTTGCCCAGGTATTACAACGTCACCATCTTTATAGATTGAGTTGGCAAATTTTTCAATTTGATTTTGTAATGTTGATTGTAAAGAAGTTAGCTCTCTTGCCTGAATAGGTGTTCCAGGTTTAAACAAGAATCTAAAATAATTGCTTTCTGGATTGAAATCATCATAATATGGAGAGATGTTTAAATTAGTATCCTGAGGCATAATTCTTTAGAATTGCAAAATTACTTTGATATCTTCTTTTTGATTTTTAGACCTAGTTATTGAAGGTCTATTATCGACGTATATAATTTCTCCTGAATATTTTGATACTTCAGGTTGGGATATACCGCCAATAAAGGTTTGTCCAAGATAGTATGTCTTATTATTTATTACTGTAGATATACCTGTGAAATTTGTATCTATTCCTAAAACACTACTTCCACCAATAATATTTAATGATCCACCTGAAATAATTTGTGCGCTAAATCTGTTCAATACAAATCCATAATCTGGATTAGTTTTTTTAGTTTTATCAGTGTTAAATCCAACTAAACTTCTATCTTGCCAATATTTTAAAACTCCAGTAGATTTGTCATATGAAATGACTCTTCCCACTGCAGTAACTCCAACCCCTATAGTTTGACGTATCAAAGAATTTGGAGTAAATGTAGCTTGACTATAACCAATTCCAGTTAATTTTAATGCATAAGATGCGCTGGCTTTATCTAAAGTTAATAAAGAATCTCCACCAAATACTAGCGGATTTCTTACTATTCCAACCCTAGAAATTTTATTTCCAATAATAAAATCTGGATTATCTACACTATTTTCCATTCTAGCATATATTGCTACATTATATGCTCCAAGTTCTCTATAAATGTCAAATCCATGACCATATTTTGGTGGAATTATTATATCTACGACTGCGGGAGTTGATCCAACAGGTATTCCCGCAGATCTTAAATCTAGAATAGCATGAGTATAATCGAATCCACCATTTGTTATAGTTACACTTTCGATTTTTGATTCATTATTGATAATTACTGTTGCTCTAGCACCAGAACCATCACCATGAATTGGGACATTTGTATAAGATTTATTTGCAGTACCTAATCCAACACCTCTATTTTTTATTACTGCTACTTTTAATTGTCCGCTTGTTACGGCATTATTTCTTACATTAAAAAATTCTACATTAGTTTCCCAATCATTTGGCACAGGAATAAAATTGGTAGATTCAAATTTTATTATATCTGATGGTTTTATAGTATATAAGTATTTCCAGAGATATCCATCCTCACTATCTCCAGCAGATCTTGGTTCCAAATCTGTAAAATTTGGTTCATCTAATGATGGTTTTCCATTTGGATTCTCTGGATCAGTTCCATTATAAATGCAAATATAAACTTTATATTCACTATTAACAATATAATAATTTGCTGAATATAAATTTGTTGATTTTGATGGTTGAGATAAATTTGTTCTAGAAATGTTATGTCTGTACATATCATATGTGGTTCCAGATTCCCACATAACCTTTCTCACAACTGATCTAATATCACTAGAAGATATCTTTTTAAGAGATATCATAGTGTCCCAATAATCGTTTTCTTCATCAAATGAATCTTTAGGTGAAGGAGGGCTCGCATCCCAATCGCTTTGATAATCGTCTGGATTGCTAAGCCCTACAAAAGAATAATATGAATTAGAAGACGAAGATGCAATAGAAACAAAGTTCCTAGCATTAAGAATTCTTAGTTGATCAGTTATGATTGCAGACATTTTATTGGTTTTTTATTTATTTATTATCAAAGATAACCAAAATATTTTAAAGGATTTTTTCTTCTTACTATAGGTGATGTATCTATTCCAGAAACTCCATTTTCACTGTACGCATAAAAATCTACTGGATTTTTTCTTGTTGCCATAGAAATTTTACCCCAAGAGAAATCGCCATAATAATTATTATCATTAAATGATGTTCCAATAGATGAAAAATTAGAAACATTAACTACAACTTTTACAATATTTGTAGTCCCAACTCCAACAATTGATGTTTGAGCAACAGAAACTTTAGCCGCTTGATATATGTTATCAACAAATTGTGACCCTATTCCAATAACCGTAAAATCATTTCTAAGAGACGTTAATCCATATCCAACATTAGAATTTCGTACAACGAAATAATATCCAGTCTGTATTCCACTTATTCCTGTACTTGTTATTGTTGAAGTGTTAATTATTGAGTTTCTTACATATGAATCACTTGGAACATATAGTGTAAATTCAATTCCAGTTGGTATTCCAACTAAAGATGTAGTGGATATTCCAACAATAGTACCAAAATCTCCTTCATATGAAAGAGTTTTTATTCTTTCTAATTTAGAAGTTGGAGATTCTATCAATACTAAAGGAGAATTTGTCTGTGCATATCCAACTCCCGATTTTAATATTCCAATAGAAGTTACAGATCCAGAAGAAATATATGCAGTTGCAATTGCAACATTTGCTGAAGATATTCCAATCTTTTTCTGTATTGTTACTGATGGAGTAAAAGTATATCCAATTCCTGGATCTGTTAATGTTATAGAAGAAATTGTACCAGCAACAGAAACTGTAGCGGTAGCAGTTGCACTTCTTATTTCATCCTGAGATATAATTTCTATATCTGAAATATAAGAAGTTAAAGCATTCTCTTTATAACTATCAAAGAAAGTTTTTAAACTATCAACAAAAATAACAGTAGAACCAATTCCAACATTTTGAATTATATTTGTTGTTGGATATATTAGTGGTTCATAGAAAATTCTATCTTTTCCTACTTGTTTCCCATTTATTATTCTATCTTCAGTTTGCTTTTTCCAGGTTACGGGTCTCAGCAATAATTCGTTTGTAGATATGCCAACTCCAGAGTATGGGTTTGTTGAGATATCATCAGTTGCATTTATTGATGTAACTGTTCTAAATTCTTGATCTAATACTGGATCATCTGAATTTAACTCTACATCATCTCCAATTTGGATGCTTTCTAGAATATCAACCTCCAAAACATCAACATCAGCAGTTCCTCTGTAGAAAATAATAGAAGATATATCTCCAGGTTTTGGTGCCTCAGTAAATGCAATTACACTACCACCTTCAAATATATAACTTTCTCCAGGAACTTGAATAATACTATTAATAAAAACTAATAAAGTTGATTGGATATTTATAGGAGATCCAGATTTTGCTCTAATTGTTCTTAGTTGTCCATCTACTTTAATTGGGAATAATTTTCTTGTACCATCAAATAAATCGTCTAGTGGATCTATTGGAAGCAAATCGCCAACAACCCAAGATGTAAATTTATTATTATATACTTTATCTACAATAATTTGAGATTCTCTGAAAGATGGAGATACAGTCGGATCTAATGGAATTCCCATTAATCCACCTGTTGGAACAGTTAATATATCTCCAGGTTTGTATCCATATCCATAATTTTTAATGTTGAAATCAATTATACTCGATCCTTGTCCTACTACAACATCAACTTTTGCCTCAGTACCAATTCCACTTGAAGATGGAGAATATTTTAATTTTAAATTAGTATATGATAAAGGTTGATCAAAAACCAAAATTGGAGGTTCAGTAAATCCAATACCAGGATTTATTATAGTGACATTTGGAGACACATTTCCAGCAATTACTGTGGTAAATCCAACAAAAGTTACAGAATAAGATTCTGAATTTTCTGTAGCATATCCAACATTAACTATACCAATCTTTGGATCTGTTAAGCGTATTTTAACGGAATCTCCCGAATTTATAACTGAAGTGGATGTGCTAGAAGTCGAAACTACAATAGAAGTTGTTCCGAACCCTACAATTTGTCCGTCCTTTATCTTAGATCCAATATCGATATATCCATTATTATAATAAGACAATTTATTCAAAATTCCATTGTTATTAATAATTGAAATTATAGTTGATCCAATAGAAACAGTTTCTACAACTTCAGTTATTACTTCTACAGTTTCAATTGCTCTATATCCAGAACCAGTATTACCAACACTAATAGATGTTATTGTCCCTGCTATTGATATCGTAGCAGTTCCACCAGCAGAAACTAAAGGTTGATATCCAAGTCCTCCTGTAGATCCAAATGATACTATAACTCCACCATAAGGAAGTTTAGATTGATTTATGTCATATGGAGTAGATGAAGCAGTTCCAACAAATGTTATTGTGGATATTCCAGCAACTTCATTTAAATAAAATGCTCCTTCAATATCAACAGCACCCAATCTTCTTGGTTGCTGGAATACACCATCAATTAATACGATAGAATTTCCAGTTGAGAATCCAGAAACATTATTACTGGATGAAGTCAATCTATATGATGTAGTAATACCATTAAATTCTTGAGATAAACTATCAAAAATATAATTCTTAGAATATGGTTCATTCGAAGTATCTGGCACTGAAGATCTTAAGAATGTTCTTCCATTGAAAGTTGAGAATGTAGTTATTCCAGTATAATCTCTATCATTGGGTCTATTTGTAATAGTTCCAATTGGATTCTTACCTGCAGGTGCTTCAATAAAGTTTATTGTGTTTCCTACAATATTATAATCACCTTCAATTTTTCTGATTAAAGATCCTGCAGTATGGAATCCAAGAGTTGTTCCCATCCAAGGTCTTTGAACCAACACTAAATTGGAATCTGCAATTCCAGTTTTATTAATTCTCATAATTTCATCATCAATCTTTATTAGTTCACCACTGAAGAATGATGTAATTCCAACAAAGTTTAAGATACCATCACTAGTTTCTGCATCAGAAGCAAGAAGTGTAGTAACAGACGATCCAACTATAGGAGACTGTATAAAATTATCAATAGCAATCAAACATCTTGAATTTTGATTTTTTGCTGTTAATTTATGGAAAGATCCAATTCCAATAGTTCTTAGTTCAATAGGAATAGGAATTGATTTTAATGCATTTTCAGCAGTATCTGATACTCTTATAGTAGATGGATTTAAGTTTATAACATATAATTTATTTGGTAGAGTGTCTGTAGTTCCTATTCCAGCGATACTAGAGGTAACAATTCCAATAGGACTATGTACTCCATCATCAAGGTAACTATAAGAAATTTCTTCTCCAGTTACATAGAAATGATTGGGTATTGTAAATGTATCATTATCGATATTTACTATTTTTGAACTATTACCCAAAAATTGCTTTTCAAAGACGGGTTCACTTTCATAAGTTAATTCAAATGATTTTCTTATATCCTTTGATGTCCCCTCATATAATCCATAACCAGTATCAATAGATGCATTGTTTAATAATATTTCATAATCGAGAGTTCCAGCATTAATAAGACTTAATGCATTTTGGAAAACTCTAACTTGTGCATTAATGTTAGGAATGGGAGTAAATTGAAAACTTACATTTGTTCCAGAAACGGTAGCACCAAAAGTTCCAAGACCAATATGTGTTCTTACTGGGGCATAATCAACCAAATATGCTCTGTTTTTATCATTAATTACAATAGTTTCTAAAAACTCATATCTGTTATTAGTGGTGTCCTCAACAGAAATTAAATAATATGCTCCAGAATACGGATTGCCATAAGATGCAATTGTATTTTGTACTGGAGTAGATGTCGATCCAATTCCAGTGTAGTGAGATGAGAATTTAGTATTATTTAAAGTTATTGTAGAAACTCCCGAAGATGTCGTATCACCTATAGCAACAGTAATACTGTAGAAATTTGATGTATGAGCTAAAGCGACATTTGGAGTAAAATCTAGATTAATATTTGGTCCAGAGTAATAAAAATGATAAGTTCCTAATCCAGAAGAAGTTTCTGAAGAAGCATTTGACATTAAACCATAATCTAAAACGTGAATATCAGTTCCATCATGAACCAAAGAGAATTCTATAAATTCTAAATCTTCGAGATTTAACGCTTCAACACCAACTAAAATCTTTGCAGATCTATTTGTTTTTGGGATAGATAAAATATTGGATGGACCAGTTGATCCAGACGCAACATATTTTGTTGTAGCTGCAATACCAACTACACCAAGAGAAGTTGAATCGCTTCCATTCAGATAATTATTCATATTATATGAAATATATGAAATATCATAATCATTAACTTCAAAATTAACTGGATAGAAAAGAAGTTTTCCTTCATCTCCACTAATAACAAAATCGAAAGAACCAAGATTTCTTGCTGTATCAATTCTTCCATATTGATTCAAATAAGAATCAAAACTATCATACGTCATACTAATGATAGAGAATTGTCTTTCTCCAATAAATCTTTGATCTCTTACATAAGTAATATACTTTTTAAATCTGTCATTTTCTAGTCTGAAACTATCTACAACACTAAATGGAGTGGATCTGGGAGTATTATTGAATTTAGGACTTACATCGTCAAAAAGCAATACCCTATTACCAATAGACTCAAAATAATCTTGAAGATCTCTAGAATTAAATATTATTTCATTCGATATATTAGTAGATCCAATTTTTATAGTTTTTTCTGATGCTAAATCAAAATCTACTATAGAATTTAAATCTACGACTTCAATTATATCAGAGAAAGTATCGACAGAAACTCCTGAAATTTCTTCAGATATTACAGATACAACTAAATCGGAATTTAAAGAATCTGAACTAGATTCCATTTGCAAATCCGAAAACTTTTTAAATCCAGATGTGTGATTCAAAGAACTTACATAGGAATTCCAATCATCATATTCGACTTTTGATTTCAATGAATATGAGAAGTATTGATAATAGTCACTATCTTGAATTCTTTGGGTATTTTCATTTAGGAATCCTACTTTATCCTGCCATCCATTAATAACAAGTCCAGATGAATCTAAACTATAAAATCCAAAAGAATTTTCAACAAATACAATTTTAGATTTTGTATTTGTTGTTTCACCATAAATTTGATCATTTTCTTTGAAATTATCTTTAGATATTACTTTAATCTTATCATTTTCTTTATCTACATCAATAACTTTGGATCTAATAGTTCCGTTTGTTATATACTCACCTATTTTATAACTACCTTTTTCTATTTTAATTTCAAATATTGGGAAGTATTTCTCTGGTATCACTAATCCATTTGAGAGTAAAGGATAAAATGTTCCAGGAGTTTCATTTCCAGAAATAAAATCTTTAATGTTAAAAGTTATAGACGAATTCGATCCACCAATATTTGGATCTCTACTCTTTACTACAAATGATTTGTAATTATAATTTGAAGAATTATAACCTTTTCCAATTGTTCCAACTCCAACACTTACGTTTTCAATTATAAATGTATCATTTATTTTAAATGGGAAATCATCTAAAGAACTATAACTTACACCCAATCCAACAATAACATCTTTAGTCGTAGAATTATAATTTATCGATATAATTGGAATTCCATTAGTATTACTTACTGGAACAACTTTAATTGAAGATCCAGTTATTGAATTAGTATTTTTTACAATAGAAACATAATTTTCTGATGAAGAATATTGCAATTCCACATCATCTATCACGACATTTTTTATTGGATCTACTAATACTAATTTTGGATCTGTGGTATAATTTATTCCAGGACTTAACTTTTTAATATATTCCAATTTCCCCAAAGGGAATATTGATATTATTTGTGGTAATTTAAATTGTGGTTTTAATGTTATATCGGATGGGAATGCAAATCCAATATCTTTAACTTCAATTTTTCTTGGTAATCCAATATTTAAACCAACAGGATAAATTAGAGAATCTTTTCCTTTGATTGAATTTATAGAAGATATTGCGGGCAAATATTTGAAGTTCTTTGTTGAATATGGTTGAACTTTATACAGTCCCCCAGTTTCTGTGGCAGAAGAAGTAGCATAAAGAATGTTAGTATTTTCATTATTAGTATAACTTAATTCCTCTGGAGTTAATGGGAGATAGCATTCAAAATTTGTAGATCCAATACCAACTTTATTAATGTTATATTCTCCAGTGTAATCACTATAATCTATTAATAACGTATTATTATTTTGGATATTTTCGTTATCAACTATAATATCTTTTTTAGTTTGAGATATTTTATCCAGATTTATTGTATTTACTTTATAGTATAGTACTGTAGGTTCTTTAAATTGCAACTCAATTCTTGAATTAGTATCAATTCCGACATTACCATATTGAATTATGTCTGGATTAGTTGTGAATTCATATTCATCTTTGAATTGATTATCGATATAAAAATTAATTTTAAATGCAGAGTATAATCTAGAACCGACATTATATGATAGTGAAGGATCAGATAAATCAAATATGGTTTTTCTTCCAGTTTGCAATCTCAATAATGGATTAATTAATCCAATTTCTCCAGTAGAAGCAGAACCAATATTTACATAATTTGGATCCAAACTTAATGCTCCATAGTAAGAATCACACAACCTTATAGTATCTTCATCTACAACATTAATATAATATATTTTGTTGTTAATAAGATTTGTTGATGGGGAACTTGAAGTATATACTACTTTTTGTCCGGTTGTAAATCTATGTCTTACTATTTTTATAGTATCACTACTTGGATTTACATCCAAGTCACTAAATTCATAATTTCCAATTAAAATTCTTCTATTGTAATCATTGTACTTAACTTTTATGGTTGTAGATATTCCAATATTTTTTACAAATAAATTCAAGGTATCATTTACCTTCATATTATGAGTAGATGCCACAGAAACTACAACACTTCCATCTTTAACTTGGAATGGTTTTATATTGCTATAGTTGGTTTTAAAACTATGATTTGTTCCAGACCCATTTGATACAAGATACATTAAATTATTAGTTGTTGTTATTCCAACATAATTTCCTGTAGATCCCAATCCAACAACTGAAGTTGATATGCCTATAAAGTCATTTGATAGAGTTACAGAATAAAGTTCCGAACCATCAGTAAGATTATAATTGTTAATTCCATCCAAAGATACATCAATTCCAGAACCACCATTTGAACTGTATATGATCCTAGTTCCATTTTCTATTTGATGATTCGGAATGTAAATTGATCTAATTGGAACAAATACTTGAGATGCTCCAAGTCCAGGATTGGATATTGTTAATGTAGATCCTATTCCAATTGTACCAATACCAACAGATTCCGATGGGTTAAAATAATATTCTTTATTAGTTTTTAAATTATTAGTAGAAATATTTTGAGGTAAATTAACATAGAACTTTCTAGTATTTTCAGTTAAAGATTCTCCAATAGTATATGCCAATCCAGCAGTTCCATTATATGCTCTTTCAACTTTAATTCTAGATGAAATGTTATCTACTTCTAGAATTTTAAGTTTTTCATCTCTAATACTGTATATGTCATTTGTTGTTATATTTGGATATGATAAAGGACCATACACATCAAAATAAGTAACTATTCCAGTAATGGAGGTGTCTTGAACACCTTTACTTAAGAATAGTACATTATTTTTAATCTTTATTTCAAATTGTTGATTTAATTTAAAATCGAAAGTATTTGTTCCAATTCCACTGAAAAATATTGGTTGCTTATCAGTTAAATTATGTGGGGAAGTACAGAATCCGATAAAATTTCCATATGGATCTTGATTTGGTACTATTTCTACGTTATTGATTTTTTGACTTTTATACGATATATTAGAAACTTCTCTTCCAGTAATAGATCTAACCTTACCATAAATGTCCTCATCATTAAAATTAACTATATCTCCGACTTTATATCCATTTCCAGGAAATGGAATTGCTATATCGGTTACATTACCTATAGAAACATCTCTTAAAAAATTAGTAACTGATTTAATTTTATTTGGATTTAATATGTAATTATATCCAGAAGTTGAAGATTCTAAATTATAGTGATTAGTATATCTGACTATATTACTTGTATCAAGATTTTCGAAAGATAAAGTATTTCCAAAATTGTCTTCTGATGGAGTATGTCTGTAAGTATTTCCAATAATATATGGAAAGGCGGGTTTTTTGTAATTAGTAAATGGACCAGAAGTTTCAACTTGTCCTTCGTTTATAGTAGCGAAATATGCATATATTCCATTGGGATATTCTGGAGTTATAGTATATCTTCCATTATGTTGATCCAGATCTCCACCATCAACAAAATCATAGTCTTCAACAAAAAATCCTTCTGGATATAAATTAACACTAGGTCTTTTTGATTTTAAGGATGATGTATATCCAGACCTCATTAATTTTACACTTCCTCCAGTTGAAGTCTCATATCCATATGGACCATAAATTGGATTTCCATCATATGCCCATCCAATTATTGGAGAATGATACGTAGTTTCAACTTCTTTTGAATTGACAAGATTTAAATCGGGAAGAAAAATTGTTTCTCCATCTGATACTTTTGATCCTAGTATTGTTCTTCGCAAATTTCTTGGTGCATATAAATGATAATACTGAAGAGTTCTACCCAAAGAATTATTTTTTTCTAAAACACCATCATCTTGAGTTATTGCATCTTTCTTTATTAATTTTTCAACATTATTAACAGTCCATTTTTTTGAATTAAATTTTAACTGGCATTTTCCACCTAAAGATGAAATCTGCAATGTTGTTTGACCTTTAATATATCCAGAACCACCATTTATAACTTTAACATCTACAATAGATCCATTTTGTACTATTGGAGTTAATATTGCTCCAGATCCAGAAAGAGAATAGACTATAATTAATGGACAATCATCATAATTGGATCCGCTATTCTGTATATTTACTCCAATTATTGTACCATTAGAAATTATTGGAGATAATTGAGCACCTTTTCCGTTCTCTAATCTATATAATGGTTGTCTATTATAATTTAATATTTCTTCTGATCCATAATAATCGCCACCATTAGAAATGAAAACAGAATTAATGGATCCTGTTACAATTGGCGATATTACCGCATTAAAATCTTGACCATTTAATGTTGAAATTCCAATTTTTCCAGTTATTTTTGCTTCAATTGGTGGATAATTAAAATAATGAATTCCAGACCCAACGGTGTTTAAATTTATATATTCACCTCTATTAATATAATAATTTTTTGCAGTTGTTCCAACTCCAACCAAAGATAATTTAAATTTGTCGATATCTACTTTTGTCACATAATATGATGATGCTGAAGTCAATCCACTTACTGGAGTATGTGATGCATTATATACTATAATTTCTCCAGTCTCATATCCATGATTTTTTATTGTTATAGTATTTGTTATTGTACTTATTCCAGAAGAGGTAGTTTCAATTAATCTATTTTTATAACCTTCTCCATTATTTTCAATAATAAACCTCTGGATTTTCTTTTTGGTAAAATGAGACTCTATGGAATGTCTTCCTGTTCCATACGAAGTAATATTTACCGTGTTTATTCCAGATACAGAATCTAATTCTGTATTATGAATAGTTATAGATTTTGAACTTAAAGTCTTTATATAATATATTGAATTGTCAATTAATCCACCAATTGGAGTTTGATTAAATGCTCTGTAAATAACTTTCTCAAAATCTCTAAATTTATGATCTTCAGAAAACGTTATTACATTTGTAGTTAGATTTACATTATTATTATCTTCCGATTTAAATAACTCTTCATGTGTGAATAAAGATAACTCAGCTCGAACTACTGCGCCTCTTCCTCCACCTCCAACTATATCAACAACAGGAGTATCAATATAATCAAATCCTGGATCTATTAATTTTATTCCAGTTAAAGATCCAGCAACTCCAACATACCCTTTTGCAAAATCGTTGGTTGTTCTTTGTGAATCATATTTATCAGTGATTACCAATGTTGGCGGATTAACAACATTGTAATCATAACCTCCATCTAGAACATCTATACTTTCAATTTCACCGTAATAAACTAGGTCTGATGATTTATAATTTAAAATTTCTACGCCATTGATCAAAATTCCAGTATTTTGATTCGGATTAGTTTCGTAAAAATCTAAAGAATCTCTTTTCTGTAATTCTGGAATTTTTTTCAA